ATATTTTCGCCGCGCTTAATGGCTTCTTTGATTGCTACTTTGTCGGCAGTTACCACGTTTTTAATATTGATAAATTCCGCTGGCAAAGTTTCTACAATGTCAACCTCGACCGACTCGCTCCGACGTAATGAGAGCTTAAATAAAGGACTATCTATTTTTTCTATTGCACTTATTAGCATTGCCTCTCTAAGCGCGTCCTTTAGCCTTGTAACGGCTCGGTCCTTGCTTTCTTTCATTGCCTTTAATCTCTTAATTTCTTGGTCGATTGCATCCGAGTCGCTTTGAATATTTGCAATTACCTTGGCATAATTGCCAGCCTTGGTTTGGAGTTGCTCCTGGTTAATTACCAGCATTGCCTCCAGCTCAGGCGTTAGCTCCTCGGTTTCCAATAGAAAGGCTAACTCTTGAGCCTCTCTTGTAATTTCATATAAGTTTGCCATTATATTAGTCCGTCTAAAGTGTCTTTTTGGTCTTGGTTTAATTCGTATTTATTTAGCGCCTCCTTGGCTTGCTTTTGTTGGGCGTCCGTTCCGTTTAGATAGCGCACTATATATGCAAATTGTTCCTCTGTTGGTTTAGTCTTTGTAACCGCTGGCGCTTGCCTTACTGGTCGGGTTGCAGCCTCGCCGTCGTCGTCGCTAATTGCTAGGTTTAAAATGCTTGTAATTGCGTAACGTCTCGCGTAACTAATTGCTGAACCTTGCGCTTGTGGGTCGTTTTGCCTAACTACCTGAAGCGTGTAAGTTGCCGAAATATACTCGCCACTCTCGGCGTGTATAAGCATCGTTGTAAGTCCGTCGCCATTTGGAAATTGACTAAGGATTAAACCAGCCTTTTCTAGCGGTTCGCTGATCTCTGTAATAATGTGAGGTAAACTGGCGTAATTGGACTTAAAAAACGGATTCTTAGCATCTTTACTAATCCGTCCAACCATTGCGTGGAACTTAGCCAAGCCTTGGGTTAGATTTTGAATACTTTGTGATTTTTCCATAGGTGTTTAGTTGTTTAAAGGTTGCGTTCAATTTCTATCTGTAATTCCATTAAAATGCTTGGCGTTGGGATTGCCTCAATCACCTCGTCTGTTTCGGCGTTAAAATAAAATAGGCTGGAGGTGTGGTCAATTACAATTTCGGTTTCGCCGTATGCTGGCGCGTAGTCGCTTTCGTCTTCGCCGCAATTGTTAACCGTGTAATCGCCTTGCCAAACGTATTCGTTGCCCTCATAAATAAAATTAAATTGCTTGTCGTAATGTGTTTCGGTATCGTAATTCATAAAATTAGTTAGGGTTTAGGTGAATAACTGATTCAAAATTACAAGTTATTTCTAAGATTCCAAACAATTTCTAAAAATATTTTAATCAAAATGCAATCTTTTGTTTTAGTCTTAATTTTTATGCTTTTAACTTGCGGTATGAATGAGGACCAAATTATAAATCCTTTTGGCTACGGCATAGCATCAAAAGTGCTAGACGAAAACCGAAAGCCATTGGATTGGTGGTTGCACTATTTGGAATTTAACCAGGCGGTTGAGGAAAACGAATTTTACGTTTTGTTTGCCGATGGATTGCTAGTTAAAAAAGGACGGTCAAAGTTTGCAAGTAGCCAATACCTAAAGACCGAAAAATTTAAATCATTTAAAGAGTTTAACAATCAATAAAGTAAACTAGAGTTTACAAAAAGGGAAATAATGTAAGATATACTACGCATTAACGGATATTTATATGCAATGCCGTATAAATTGCACAAAAGTTCAATAAAACGCCTAAATACATATAATATTGTTAAAAAATAAATACTAATTCGGAATTTTACCAAATAACAACCTCTAAGTTTACAAATTGCAAACCTTTATAAACCTTTAGAATAATTTTTTAGCCACGCCGATTTGGTGAACTTTTTGCAAAGGCTGGTATTGATAGCTAAATAAATACTTGTTATCCAAATAGGCAACTTTGGCGCCTGGTTGTAACAAAGAGTTAACGGTTGCGCCCAAATAAATCCCCTTTGGTTTTTGGACAATTGTTTCGGTTTTTGTTTTGGTAATCGTATTCGTTACGACTGGTATTTTAAAATCGTTTATAGCGGTCATTTTTAGCACCTCTCCGAGGACTTCGCCGCTAACGTTAGTACTTCCATACTCAAAAGGAAAAGACGCGTTAAACTGGCTTATTTTAGGCTTAAAATCAATTAGGATTGTATCCCTTAAAACTTCGGTTTTTATCTTTGTTTTAGGGACGTAAACGGTATCTTTTACCTCGACAATTAAAGTGTCCGTTTTTGTCACGGTTTCAAATTTATAAAAGGTTTCGCTTTCAGGCTTTGGATAAAATATAAACGCAATTATTATTCCAGCAATAAAGGCTAGGATTGCAATTTTAATCTTTTGGTTGTCGGTCGAGTAATTCATTGCTCAATAAATAAATTGTCTTGCTCTAATATTTTTCTTAATTCATTGCGGCAATAATCGTAAGCTTTGTAAGTGTCGTCCGATAATTCTTTGTATTTCATTTCTGATCTCAAAAGCTGGTCAAAGTCCCAAATTGCGCTTTTATAATTATTTCCGTTTATTGCCGATTGAAAGTCTTGGTTATCCTTAGGCAAATCAAATTCCAAAATTGCTTTCATAGAGGGAATTTACAACTATCAACTAGCATTTCATAATTTTCGCCTTTAGCGGTTCTAAATCTTAAATGGTCTAAATTTAAAATTCGACCGCCTGTTGGCTTGATTGGGGCGCCACGTTCAACGTGCCAACCTCCAAAGCCGTCCTCGTATTCTTCTTTATAGGCGCCAGTTATTGCCAAATGTATTTGCTTTTGCACTAATTCGTGGCAATGTTTACCAGGGTTATAAGATACGCAATCCCTTACGTCATTTCTGCTGGAGTTTTCGTGAATATGGCCCATAACAAAAATGTCCATATTTTCATACATTTCTAGCGCCCTAGTCAAGTTAATGGCTCCCTTTGTAACTACCCCACCCCCCCCACTACCGTGGAAATACTTTAAATTTTTTGTCATATAGGTGTTGCCCTCTATATGTTTTTTAATTACCAGCCAGCCTCCATATCCGCCAGTATAAACGCTGGTTTTGTTTGTGTAGTTTAGCAAGTCAACAAACCTTTGCAATGGGTCCGTTTCTAAATGCTTTATAATACCAGTCTCGTGGTTACCGTAACCGATAACAGTTAATAAATGAGCGTAAGGCGACCACCACTCAACCGCGTCCTCAATTACGGCGTCTATGTAATTATTTTTATTATGCTCGGGCAATACGTCCTTTTTACTTCGCCTTGGATCGTACTTACCACCCATTAAACAAAAGAAATCGCCGTTTATAAAGATTGGAATATTATGCTCTTTGCAATAATCCAAATGGCGCTTTAATTTTTCTCGGTCGCATTTAGGATTATCCCAATGTATGTCCGACAATAAAGCAATTTTAGACTCTGTTTGCTCGAGGTTAATTTGATGCAAATTTCTCGAGATTCTTTTGATTTCCATCAAATAGATATGTAGGTTGTTTTGCCTCCCGACCAATCGGCCTTTAGCTTTGCACTCTGTTTACTATTTTAAATTAGGTCCTCGCCTTTATAATTAGGAAAATTGGTTTTCATATAATCAATCCGTCGGATATAAATCCAAGAAATTGGAACCATTATAATTGTCAACACAGTAAAAATACTTAGCATATTATAGATTATTTTTTAAAGTATAGGTCCGCCTCTGCTTTGCGTCGCCTTACCAGGCCAAGCAATACCTTGCCGCCAGCCTTTGTCCACTTGGCAAACTCGACCGCAATTGTCTCGTCGTTTGGATTAATATTTATCTTTCTTAATAGGGTCGATTTTTTAAAAGCTCCGACCCCAACGTTATAAGCAAAACAAACCAAAGCCGAAAACTGATTTTCGTTTATCTCTTTAGTTAAAGCACCTCGAACCACAATAGCAAATTCATTCATTATCATTTCAAAGAATATATTGGCTTGCTCTTGCGTAATAACGTCGCCTTGCTTTACTGGTTTTTTGTCAGGGTAATAAGTATTTCCCCAACCAATAGTCCAAACCTTGGCTGGACATTGGTAAGCCGTTAATTTGCAACCTTCAAAATGGTGCATTGTTTCGATGCCTAATTTGTTAACCTTCATTTTCTTTGTCCGATTTTTTCTTAAATATCTTTTCAGCTGCGGTAATACCTAAAGCGGCCGCACTTAATGCAGCCACGGAATAAACTAAAGCGTCGTTTGGATTTAAATACAAAGTATAGCACAAAGCGATTGCACTTAAAAGGCCAACAAATCGCTTGCTAGATGCCTGGCCGTTCTCGCTTAAAAATCCTTTTGCCCAATCAAAAAACTTTCTCATCGCCCTTGCCCTCTGTATTTTTTAGGTTTGTTTAATGCTTTGGAATAGGCTTTTTTGGCTTTGCCGTTTCGCCTGGTCCCAAAGGTTATTTTTATTGCACTTGTTGCCGCTTTAGCCTTTGCCATTCTTACGAAATTTTTTGCGTGCTAGGTTTTTTATATCCTGTAGGAAAAACTCACTTTTTTTGATTTGCTCCCAAAGCTTAACAACAAGACCTGAAAACGTAAGGAAAAGAATTAGAAATTTTAGGCTTTCGTTTATGTCCAAAATCGAGGTAAGCGTTCCAATTAGTCCCAATCCTAGTATTTGCTCAAATGGCGGAATATTACTCATTTCTTTAATTCTTTTTCGTTTATCAAAAATAAGGCATTTTAAGGCAATAAAAAAAGGGCTAAAATTTAGCCCTTGTATTACCATTACTTTTCCTTTAAAGCCTCATAAAGCGGCCCTAAAACAAGCACCGTAAAGCCTTTGGCTTTGACCTTATCTTTGATTAGGTCCGCGTCGCTTTTGCTTATTTCCATTTCGCCTTTGGAATAGTAAATTTTCTTGGCCAGCTCGTAAAGTCTAATCGGGTCCTCTTTTTCCTCGGCTGCAAATAAAGCGTTGCCAACCATTTTAGACAAAAGCATTTCCTCGCCTTTTTCGTTTGTAATAGTGTTGCCCTCAATGTCAGTTAGGGCGATTGCTAGATTTACATTCATATAAGTGTAAGGTTTAATTTTTCGGCAATATAAGAATAGGCAAAATCATTTGACCCATTCCAGTCAAGGTAATTTTCTCCGCTTAAAGAAATATTGCCTTCCGCAACTGACTGGCTGTAAGTTATTGGCATTGATTCTGTCCCGTCTCCACCTGTCAAAAGTTGATAATAGAAAGTACAAGCACTTTCAAGGTTATCATTTACAATTGTTGCTTGTAGCAAACTAGCCTCTAGCTGCTCTCCATTTTTCCAAATTTGTACTGGCTCGATTTTTCTCATGATTTTTATATTTTGTTTATACTTCGACTGCTCCTATGTAATACTCAACTCCTCCAACTTTTACTCTTAATCGTCTATTTGGTGTTATTGATGCAATACTAGCAGCACCAAAACGCCAATTTATATTTGACCTACTTTCAGCTTCAGGTAGTAAGGTCATGATTTCATTTGAAAAAGTAGTGCCATTAACTCTAAGTTTGTCGCCTGAGTCCGTTGTCGTTCCAATTAGCACGTTGCCGCTTCCTAAAATAGTCATTGCAGTAACGGCCGTACCAGCAGTCTTCATTCTAAACTGCATTATTGCTGAATTAGAATTGTATATGCTATCAAAACTCGTTGTTGTATTGCCTGTATTTAGGTAGGTAATATCCATACCTTCGCTAGTAATACCTCCAGCGTAAGTTAATCTAATTCCGTTAGTTGTGCCATTTCCTGTTATAACTTCTAATTTTTTATTAGGACTTGTTGAACCGATGCCTACGTTGCCTACCGAAGTGATGCGCATTCGTTCGGTTCCTGAACCTGTGGTTAAAAATAATAAATCATTTGATGTTGTTCCTATAAATGCACTACCGCCTGAATTGACAAATTGCTGATATACTGATGCGCCAGTACTTTCTAAATATAAATTTGTAGCCGTTGAGCCCTTTACATATAATCTAACTCCTACATCCGAAGTCGTTCCAATTAGCACGTT